GCAATTTTTATTTCAACACCACGCGGCAAAAACAACTGGTTTAGTAGATTTTTTGATCGTGGGTTTTCGGATGCATTCCCAGAGTGGTGTAGCTTAACGGCTGACTATACAGAAAATCCACGCATGTCGGCAGCTGATGTGGCTGAGGCCAAATCAGTAATGAGTCATAGTGAATTTGCACAAGAATACATGGCTTCGTTTAGTACCTTTGAAGGTCAAATATTTAGTTTTGACAGAACCGCACAAGTTGCCGAATACGTACGCGAAGACCAAGACGAAATCTTTGCAGGACTGGACCCAGGTTACAAAGATCCCACAGCTTTTGTGGTGTTAGCCTACCGACCCAGTACAGAACACTACTATGTCGTAGATGAGTATCAGGATGCACAAGCTACTACTCTGCAACACGTTGAACGAATATCAGAACTGATCACACGTTGGTCAATTGACAGCATATTTATTGACTCAGCTGCCGCACAAATGGCAGCTGACTTAGCATATACCTACGACATAGCCACTATAAAAGCCAAAAAAGATGTGCTGCCTGGCATTGCTGCAGTGCAAACACTAGCCGATCAAAATCGTATTACCGTAGCACCACACTGCACACATACCTTATACATGTTTGACCAGTATCGCTGGGATAGTCGTGAAACTGTTAAACGTGAACGTCCTGAGCACGGCTTGGCATCGCACATGGCAGATGCTTTACGCTACGCGGTTTATACTTATACCATTTAGTGCTGGCACGAACGCTTTTTTATTAAAGCGAAAAAAATTTACTACTTGACAATTTTGTGTATTGGTGGTACAATACTACATAAGAAAACTGCATATATAAAAAATGGCTAAAAATACTTCAATGGCTCGTATTCCTGTTAAGTGGGTCAGAGATAAAGCAAAAGCTGCTTATGAAAAAGCTGACACCTGCTGGATATGTGGCACCACACAGGACCTAGAACTACATCACTTTCACTCAGTTACCCTGCTGCTTAATAGTTGGGCCGTGAAAAAAGGTTATGATATCAGCACTGATAGTGGCATTTTAGCAGTACGTGATGAATTTATTGCCGAACACCACGATGAACTATACAACCAAGTGCGTACACTTTGCAATAAACACCATGTAAAACTGCATGCAACTTTTGGCAAAGCGCCAGCTGCTGGCAGCGAAGCTCGTCAGGCACGTTGGTGTGATCGTCAGCAAGCTAAAGCTCAGGGTCTAGAAACCACCACAAGCTCATTTTTTAGCGAATTTACATAAGGAATAAAAATGGCTTGGTATGATCGCGTTACTAGTTGGATACAAAAGCTAAATCCAGCCCAAGAAATAATTTATCGTCAAGAAGGCATCAGAGTTGGTAGTGATGCACCTGCCAACTACAGACAAAGTTTTAAACGCTTAGAAACAGTAAACCGCGGCACTAACTTAATTGTTAGCGGTTGCAGCAGTTTAGATTTTGATGTTAAAAACAAAGTATTAACTGACGTTAACAGTGGCATGCGTCAAAAAACATTGGTTAACTTACTAAACTACAGACCCAATCCGTACCAAAGCGTACAAGATTTTCGCGCTAACTGTTTTACAGACTTTATCTTAGAAGGTAATATATTTATCTACTTTGATGGGGTTTACTTATACCACTTGCCTGCGGCAATGGTACAAATAAATCCCGATGAAAAAACTTTTATTAAAAGCTATACCTACAACAACATGCAAGAATATCGCCCTGAGGAGATTATTCATGTAAAAGACGTCTGCAGCACCAGCATTTATCGCGGCACCAGCAGATTGGTAAGCGCAAACAGATCAATTGAAATTATGTATAAAATGCATAGTTTCCAAGAACAGTTTTTTGATAATGGTGCAGTACCTGGAATGGTATTGACCACAGAAAATACACTCAGTCAAATAGCAAAACAAAAAACAATTCAAAACTGGTCAGCCAACTACAGCCCAAAAAATGGTGCTCGCAAGCCTATGATTTTGGACAGCGGCTTAAAACCCAGCAATGTTTTAAACACAAGCTTTCAAGAAATGGATTTTGATAACTCAATCAAAACTCATGACGTAAAAATTTTAAAAGCCCTAGGTGTACCAAGCATATTACTAGACGGCGGAAATAATGCAAATATTTCTCCAAATATGAGACTGTTTTACCTAGAAACCATTATGCCCATAGTTCGTAAGTATATTTCTGCAATGGAAAGATATTTCGGATATGATATAGATGCTATTACTTCAAACGTATCAGCCTTGCAACCTGAGCTTAAAGATATAGCTGCTTATAATGTTAGTTTAGTTAATGGCGGTATTATTACTGCCAATGAAGCTAGAACAGAATTAAGATACAACGCTATTAGTGGGAATGATACGCTGCGAATACCAGCTAATATAGCAGGTTCAGCAGTAGATCCAAGCTTAGGTGGTGCGCCACCCAAGGATTCTCAGCCAAGTTAAAGCATACAAAGGAGTATGATGAATAAAAACAAAGTATTATATGTAAATAGTACTTTTGCTAAACAAATAACCCCAGAGTCAACAGACGGTATACAAAGTGTTTATATTGAAGGCTACGCAAGTACTACAGATATAGACAGAATGAACGATGTTATACCTAGTGCAGTTTGGGAAAAAGGCATATCCAACTACTTAAAAAATCCTATTATATTATCGCAACATGACCATGATGATCCTATTGGCAGAATGGTTGATTATAGAATAGATTCAAAAGGTTTGTGGGTTAAAGCCAGAATCTCAGCCGCAGCTGATGAGGTTTATGGTTTAGTAAAAGATGGTGTAGTAACCGCATTTAGTGTTGGATTCAGGGTCATAGACGCTGCATACGATGCTGCAACAGAGCTGTTTGTAATCAAGGAACTTGAACTAGTAGAAATATCAGTTGTATCAATTCCTGCCAACCAGAATACTCTATTTAGTTTGTCTAAAGCATTTTCAGATGCTGATGAGTACAAAAAATTTAAGTCCCAATTTATAACGGCAGATGACTCAGCTAAAAAGCTCGAAAGTTTGCCTCCTGTAAATTTAAAATCATATAAGGAAGTCGAAATGACAGAAGATCAAATCAAACAAATGGTAGCAGATGCTGCCGCTGCTGCAGCCCTAGAAACAACTAAGGCTCTAGAAGCAAAACAAAAAGCTGAAGCTGATGCAGCTGAACTAGATGCTCGTTTAAAGGCCGTCGAAATTCAAACTGCTGAATCAGGTGCAGAACGTCTAATGGCTGAAATCGAAAAGCGTTTCGCTGATCAAGCAGCCTCAACAAAAAGCATGCTAGATGGCCTACAAGGTGCTATCTCTGAAAAAGCTGCTGAAATTGAAGCTATCCAAAAGTCAAAAATGACTTTTGTTGACGGTAAACAAGGTGGACCTTCTTACAAAGAAAAAGAAAATGCAGTTTTACTTGCTAACATTTCTCGTAAAGGTTTAGCAGATACAAAATACGCACAAGATCTAATCCAAAAATACGGTCAACACTTGCCAAGCGCTACTTGGGAACTAGAAGTTAGCCTAAACATGGAAGAAGAAGTTCGTCGTAAGCTGATTGTTGCTCCACTATTCCGTACAATTGACATGAAAACTAATGTCATGACAATTCCTTTGAATCCAGATGCAGGTTTGGCTTCTTGGGTACAAAACAGTGACTTTGGTGGTACAAATTCAGTTGGTAGTACTACAGCTACTACAACTGGTACAGTTGGTGCTGGTACTCCACACGCATTAAAAGAAATTACTCTAAATGCATACAAAGTAGCTACAAGAGAGTACTTATTCTACGAAGAAGAAGAAGATTCTTTAATCGTTTTACTACCTTTCATTCGTGATGCTATGGTTCGTCGTATTGCTCGCGCACTTGATCGTGCATATATACAAGGTGTAGGCAGCGGTAGTGATCCAGTTAAAGGTCTAACTCGTTACGCCAGTGTCAACACAGTTACAAGTACTTCAGTAGTAACTGCAGCGGTTGGTACAGCGGTTACAGTTGCTAAACTACGTGCTATGCGCGCTGGTTTAGGTGTTCTAGGTCTAGATCCAGCAGAAGTTACATTCGTTGTTAACTCAGCTGTTTACTACGATCTATTGGAAGATACAGTATTCCAAACAATGAACCAAGTTGGTCCACAAGCTACA